ATCCTATTTATACTAGAATTCAAGTACTATTTTTATGTCTTCAATTTGATTTTCATCCCTCTGAATGTTAGTTCTTTGCTCAACAAACATAACATCCCCAGAATTTTTCAATAACTCTTCGTCAACTATACTAGAAATTGAATTTGCTGAAGCTGATGGTGAACTTATTTGATTTGTTAAATCAAAAGTTCCTGTTACATTTACTATTCTAATTTCTTTTGTGCTATTGTCACCATCTAAAACATCCACAATTATTCCAGTTGCACCTGTTACAGATTGGGTTATAGTTTCGTCAATAACAAAAGTCTCATTCAAACCTATATCGGTAGTATTTACAACTAATGTTTTACACTGTATATATAAGTCGGATGACGCATCTAGATAATCTGGACCTTCATTGAGTTTTGGTTGCCTAATTAAACTAATTTGTCTATAATCATTTGCAACAGGTAAATTCTTACCAGTCCCTGATTCATTGTATTCAAATTTAGTATTAATCATAACAAAGAAACCACCAAGTTCTTCAACAGCATCCCTACCATGACCCCCTACTGGAGGTATGATAACATCAAACTTTGCATCTACTGTTACAGCAGAACTGGCATTTACAAAACTTACAGTTGCCGTAGTGTATCCAGAACCACCATTTAATACCAAAACACTATCAATTTGGTTCTCATCAGAAGCATTGTCAGAAGCACCCATAACTGGAACTGCTTGAACACCTGTTCCGTCACCATCAACAACAACTGTTGGGAGTATTTGAATAGTTCCAGTTAAACCTGTGGCATCACCATAAACTTCTATTTGGTCTCCGCCAGTTGCTTGTGTAAAACCCTTTATCACGAAAGCTTTACTACCAGATGGACTGAAAACTGTCATACCATCATAGTAACCATTAGGTACACCCAGAGAAGTTGTAATAGTGATTGTTGTCAAATCACCGTCAGTTGGATCATTGGTAACATTGGATATTGATGATATAACCGCAGATGCAAAAACATAACCATCACCAGAACTATCAGCAGAATCATATCTTCTTGATATTACATCAATTCTACCTTCACCGTAAAGTCTAGCATCTTCTTGAACATTCCATTGTAAATTTGTAGATGAACAAGCACTAGCACCAACTGGTTGTTCTGTTAAGGTTTGAATTGGGATAAAATTTTCTGTCATAAACTTAAATGCAGAACTAGCAGAAACAGTATACATATATTGCCAAATATACCCATCTGGATATGGTTGTGGTGTTGAACTGGTATGTACAGGTTTATCATATGATTCTATATTGTTATTAAATAAACATTTATATACATTAAATTCATCAGTTACAACATAAAAAGGTTTGGGTGTGTCACTATTAGTTACATCATATAATAAAGTTTCATCCAAATCACCATATTGTGTATATATTTTACCAGATTCCCAATTAACCTTTGGTATAACATGTGTTATATCAGTAGATTTAATTTTTTTGGCAGCAAACATATTTCTCCAAACTTCATATTCGTTTTGAACATGATCTAATGGAGTCGGTGGATTTAAATCACCAGTTGTTTCAGTAGCACCAGAGTATAAATCATCACTAGTCCAAGGAGAAATTTTTCCTATGGCAGTATAAATATTAGTTGGTTCCACTTCACTAAAACCTTCTACAAAAGATTTAGCATTATGTATTCTGAATTTATTTGTTAAAACACTAGACATTTTATCCTCACTAATGTATTTAGTCGCCTATTAATTCTCTTTTTAAGAACTCTGAACCAGAAATAGCAGGTTTCTCAGAATCTGAACGAGTATTTAATATCAATTCCGTATCACTATTTATACTGACCACTTTGAATAATTGATCACCAGCAGATATTACATCACCTTCACTCAACTGTGTAAACTGTGTACCCACCCCAGTTAATGTAAAAAATTGGAGAGTTCCATCACAATTAGTGTCATGAGGAATTGACACAGTTCCATTCAATTTATTCCACTTGTAAAAGTCATTGTTCTTTGGTGTTCCTGGTCTTAAATTCTTATATTTTATTTTAAATCTATAATTTTGATGTGTATTTTCATTGTACAAGTAATCACAAGCATATGAACCATGATAATATATTTGTGGAATCAGGACACCAGAATCACTACCATCAACTTCTGTTTCAATAAAACTCAATTCAGTTTCACTAGCAATTGTAGCTTTTGGTGAATTCCAATTACCCACTTCATCTTCCTGTATAATGTCAGTATTAATCATGAAATCACCATTAATATCTTCTAAAACTAATTGCCCACTTACATTATCCCAAGATTTGACTGTTGCTTCTGCTCCAACTTTAAGTATTCTCATATTAACGTTTGATGTGTCAAACGCAGTCCCCCCTGTGTACTGAGGAGTAAAGGATAAAAGTTGATCATTTATTATATTTGTAACTTTGAATATAGTTTGTGACCCGCCACCACCATATGGATACAATGGATGAATTATTCTAAATAAATCCCCAACCTCTAATTCAGTTGTATATGAAGTTCCTGACCCTATAAGCGTTGAAAGATTATATTGAGTAAGAGATATTAATGAATCACCGGAAAGTTCTGTTGAAAAATTCAAAACTTTATTACCAATTTCAAAATCACCATAAGGATTGCTCATTTGTAATTCTAAATTATAAGGGGAACTATCATCACCATCCAGAATCAACAAACTATATAAAAAATCAAAATCCCTAATAAGTTTATTAGAGTGTTTTCCAATATAATCCCATATAACCATTGAAACATTTGTCTTTATTTGAGAAAAGGACATTTTGACTTGTTTGACGGTTTCAGTTGAGATTCTACCAAACATTTTCATACCAGCTGGATGAATAAGTCTTTTCAGTAAATCTCTATACTTTCTAACCTCAACAGAGGATTCCAATAAGTAAGAGTAAACTTGATAGTAGAAAGAATCTTGTATGTATTTTACATCTGAAATAAAACTATTATTATTTAAGAATTTACCACCATCATCAAATATAGAACCAAAATTTAATTCAATATCATCAGTTCCACTGGAATTCAAATCTAAACTTATACTATAAGGTTGGTTTAATATACTATCATACCAAGATGCTACTGAATAATTTAGATCTGCCCAAACATCAGCCCCATTTCCAATTTTAAATTTGGTTTTATTATATGACGCAGTACCGACAGTTCCTGTTTCAGTTGAACCGACACCTTCAATAATGTCATCATCATCACTAATAAAAACACCACTATACTCTCTTAAAACTAGAATACCAGTTCCAGAGTCCCAAGATACAACTTTACCAGTCCCATCAAGAGTTTGGTGGTTTACTATTTCACCTACTGTAAAATTTCCACTTGGGTTTGTGATATCTAAAGTTAGGTAAGGTAATTCAATACCTATTTCAGTTTTCTTTAGGACTTTTGATGCATATATTCCAGAACCAGTCCAGTCTTCATCATACCCTTCAACTTTTGTTCTTTTGTACCCAATACCTGTTTTTCTGATTTTAACTTGTTTTAGAGTTCCAACATCATTCCCAATTAAATTAAAAGATTCGGAAGTTATATTATGATCACCTATTTGCGTTAAAGTTGGGTATTTGATATACCCTTTACCATCACAATGAACATTTACTTTACTTATTACCCCAACACCATTTTCAATAGCAATACCATTAGGAGCAACTATTCTAACATCATCTATATAAATAGGTTTATATGATAAATCTTCTATAGGTGGTTGACCACCCCAAGATATTTTGATAGATGAATTAATTAAAAAATTGTTAGATTGACTTGGTTCAAATTCAACTTCATACTCACCAACTCTGTCAACAAGAAAAGATTGAACACCAACCCAAGATGACGTTGAATCATCATATACCCCAATTTTAAGATATCTTGATCCAGAATAAGATTTTACATTAACTCTTAATTTTAATTTAAAACCTTCCAAATCCGAAAAATCATAATTAATTGGTTGAGATACCCCAGAATAGAAAGGTGGAAATGAATTTAATTTTAAAGTTCCCCCAGAATAATTTGACCATTGAACTTGGGTTGCATATCCAGTAACTTCCTCTTGCCAATCATCTATATTACTATCAAAATTTGGATTATCAATAGAATAACCAAATTCAGTTATCTCAGAAACAACTGCTTCTATTGGTCTACTTGGACCAGTTGGGGAAAGACATTTTGTATTATCAAATATCAACTTATCACCAACACTGTACCCAATACCACCATTAACAACTTCAATGTCAGTTATCTTACCAGAATTTACACTACAAACATCCAATTCTATAAGGGCTCCCCTATCTATATTTTGAATATCCGTGTAATCTATAACTTCACCAGATCTGTCTATATAAAAAATATCACCTACTGTGAAGGATTCTTCAACATCATTAATTGAAACACTTGAAACCCCATAATAAATTGTACCTATAATTGTTGAAGGGTCACTTTCCAAATATATATTTTCACCTTCTAAGAAATCACCAGAGATACCATATTCATTTAGGACAATCTCATATACAAAATATCCACCTCTTTTGGTGCTTGATATGGTTTCAACGTAAGCATTTACACCAGAACTTTGGCCAACTATTTTTTGAGAAGCAATTTCTGGGATAGTTGTTATATCGTTCGGATTCACTGTTATTGTTTTTGACTTTGAAAAGGTATTATCAGATGGTTTTAAAACATTATCTTTTGGATAACTTACTCTTACATCTTCATTGAAAATTGTTCTAAAAAAGTATTTAAAGGAATCCTCTGTCCCTTTTGACTGATAGAATTCTCTGGAATGTTTGACTAAAAACTTTTTGAATTCAGCAACATCAATATCAGTACTCTGAAATTGGTTAGGAAATGATAACGGAAACCCTTCTAGGTATTCCTTCATAAAGAAATCAACATATTCATCAAGAGTTCTGTCAATGTCTTGTAAGTTCCAGAGATTTTTTGATGACAAAGTTGCATTCTGAATGTAATCAACAACTTTTAATTCACCAGTATATCCATTATCACCTGTAAGGATATCAACTGAATCACCAGATAAAAAACCCCTTGTTGATGTAGAGTCTTGAGATTTAACATCAAATATTGGAATTGAATTTGTCCCATTTTCTAAATTTAAAGTATTATTCCCTGTATTGGTTACATCAAAAATACCAAAATACTCTTTCTCATTTTGAGACGTAACATTATTCAATACAACTATTTTATCAATGAAAGTGTAATCAACATCAACTTCTTTACCATTAACAATCTCTTTTACAGTGACTGTTTTATTTGATATATGTAATATCTTACCCTTAACAATCTTACCATCAGGTTGTTCTTGGGATACATCGTCCCCAACATTAAAATGTCCAACATTTGGGTTTAATGAAGGGTGGACATCTGAATCGGAAACACCCAAAACTTGGATTTGCTGGTTATTCTCTTTTATATAGAAAACATAATTACCATTTTCTAAAAGATAAGAGTTGAGAACTTCAGCATAAACATGTTTGGTGTGTTCAGATCCATCTATTTGTTGACTTGCTCTTATTTTAACACTTGGTGTACTGGAAGAAAAAATTAAATTCAACTCCTCAGTAGAAGAGACTTCTAATTTTGAAGTCTCCATAAATTCATAGTATTTCTCTACAAATTTGACAAATTTCGGACCTTCCTCCTGTAAAAAATTAGGAAGTTGTTCCTCTATTAGTTCAGATATTTTATTATTTTGATATGTCATTTTTAAAATTCATTTTGAGTCAGGAATTGTTCTGATATATTATTCATACTAATATTTATAGAACCCAAATCTATTTCCAATATTTGATTTCTTAGAGGTGAAAGATCAGAACTCTTAGGTGTTAGTATCAAATCTATGTAGTCATCACCACTTGTTATTTCTGTTGGTGAAAATCCATTTAATGATATAGAACCTTTGTTATAATCGACTGTACCGATATTAGATTTAACTGATAATTTCACATCACCAGAAAAACTAACTACATTGATATTTCCACTTGAGTCATCTTCCAATAGACAGTTACTAACACCATCATAAGTGAAATTTGAACTAGTTAAAGTCCCAGAATTTACTTCTGCATTAAATTTGCTGACATAAGATGATGATACACCCAAATTTGGAACCAGTCTATTTTTTATTTTGACAGTTGATATGTTTGATTTTATTGCATCAGATGCACTATCAATCTTAGCAACCAATTTTGAGAATCTAAAATATGAATCAAACTTACCAAGATTATCTTGATTGAAACTTTGTATTGAACTTAACACCAAATTTTTAACATATTCTTCACCTTGAGGAACTTCTCTGAGGTTATATTTAACTTCTGACCTAAGTTCTATGAAGGTGTATTCTGGTTCTACTATTTCTGCATCAATAGTAACAACGTTATAATCTTTTACAATATCATTTATGATACTTTGTTTAGCAGTGTCAGTTATAAAGAATCCAGTTTTTGGTTTTAGAGAAATAAACACCCTACCATAATAAACTGGATCATTATCTTCCCCACCCCAAGTTTTAATACTTTCGATGTTCTGATATTTCTTTTGTACTAGGTACTTGTAATCTAGTGCTGTAACAGTCCTATTTTGCATTTCATAGTACTTGGGTGATGTAAACCTTATTTCCTCCAAGGATTCCTTCTCTGCCCCTCCAAATGATGCCGAGGTTCTTGATATAGAACTAAGTTCATAACTTGAAGTGTCTGTAGTGATTACATCAGAGAAAGTAAAACCAGTATCTATATTATTACCTATAGAACCAGAAGTTGTCAAGTACTGAATTTTTATAAGTGTACCATCTGTCAACTTTTTACCAATTCTACCATTACCAAAAAATAATTCATACTTACCAGATTCATTTTCATTCACCCAGTAAACATTATCATTTGGTCCAAGTTCAACAACATTTTCAGCCAAAGATGATACAGCATAAGTGGCATTAACATCTTGAGGATTCTGTTTAACACTGACAATTAAAGTTGAGATGTCAACATTGAGGTTGTCTAGAATAAATCTCTGATTTGGATCTTCTTGAAACTTAACCTCAAAGTTTTGTTCAACCATAATACCTTGCCTGATTGTAAAAGTATCTGTATATATTTTCCTACCACCACTATCAACTTCCCCAGAATCAGATAAATTGTGACCTTCTGTATTCTGAAAAATATAAGTCACTCCATCTTTTGAAGCAGAGAAATTTGAGAATGCTGGTAAAGCAACACTTGCTGGTTGCTCTAGATAAGGGTCTTTTTCAACAACATTTAAAGTGACTTCAACTTGTGCAGATTTAATTGAACTTGGTGTATACCCTAATGCTTTTGACCTAGAAACTACACTCTCTCTTAAAACAGCAGAGTCTAAGAACATCTCATTTGCAACCATATTTTGATAAATTGCATTGTAGTGTGTGTTTGCTGAAAGTATGTCAAGCAGTATTTGTAATCCACTCCCATCAAAATCATAATCTTGAAACTCTTCTTGACCTCTTAAAAAATCTTTTAAATTCTCTTTTAAGATATCAAAATCTAAATCTGTTACTTTAATATTTGACATTATAACCTCAAACTTATCTCACTCTAGAAACAAACAATTCTACTTCTAATGGTTCTAAAGTATTTATCATGGAAAAAATAATTTTTATTATATATCTATTTTCATCTGGTATTGGTTGAACAAGAACATCAATCAAGTTTGCTCTTGGTTCTCTATTTGTAATCACATCTGTAATTTCTTTCTTTAGTAAATCAGCACCATCATCTGTAATTAAGTCAAACAATATTTGCCTAACTCTGGTCCCTTTACCTTTCTGAAAAGGTGGTTCAAAGAATTCTGTCAAAACTAATGTCTTGATTGATTGTTTAACAGCAATATCGTTTTTTACTTTTACTACATCATTTGTTACTGGGTTTTTTTCAAAGGACAATGATATATCACTAAATTCTCTTTTTCCACTCATAAGTAGGTTCCACCTTTTCCTGCAAGGAAATATACTAAAGTATTATATATAAATAAATATAATATATAAATATATAATA